AGTGCTGGTCTTAAAATGGTATCAAAAAGGTCTGGCGAAAGGTTTTGAGTTTCATCGCAAACTATCCCATCAAAATACTGTCCTCTGATTGCAGCACTATTCTCACCTCCAATAATTTGAATACGACTATTATTAACTGAGAAATCTACCCTTAGTTCTGACTCATTGAATTTTGTTCCTGGTATGGCAGCTGAGAATTGTTTGAGATAGTCCCAAGCTGTAGATTTACCTTGCAGTCGGTATGGAGAGATAAAAGCATATCTAGGATAGGGTTTAGTGTTCGTTAGAGCAGCCTTAATTAAGTGATTGATAGCAAATACAGTCTTACCCCCTCTACGATGGACAATGACCACATTAAATCGGTTCTTATCGCATTTATCATGCAAAAAATTTTGGATTTCTCTTGGTTTGTAAGGAATTACGATTTGTTTCATTTTAAAACAAAACCCCCCTCTTTAGTTTCAATGAATGGTTGTATCAGCATCAGGATAGTCGTCTGGCAAGACGAATTGAGTTTTAAGGAATTCGGAGAAGTCTTCAGCTTCTTCGCTGTTTTCAAAACCTTGAAAGTGTGTAATCACAATTGGTTTCTTAGTGTTTTTGTCTTTCATAATAAAGATTATTGTTTTTAGAAATCTGTCATCCATGTGTTTATACCATATATTAATTTTTATTTAACCGGTAACCAAAAATCAGGGGACACCCTCAAATAAAACCCCCCAGATTGTAAACCAAGAACCAAAAATCAAGGAATTATTACTAACGATAATTCCAGATTTCCATTAGTAATTTTTCCGATAATTAATCGTTATCGGAAATGTTGCCTAAATGTTCTCATTTGTGATAATTTTGCAACAGCTCACATATAATAATTGCTTTTTATGTGTGCAAGTTTCACCAGATAACTAATAAAACCAATACTTTTAAATACTTTCTTAATCATTTATAATCTTATTTACTCCAAGAAATAGACAATGGTTGTTCCTTATCACCTCTTAAAGTTATAGTTTCAGCTTGTTTGCCATATCTTTTTGCACTTAATTTACTTGCAGACCATTGGTTATGAGCTGTTATTATCTTGTAAAGATTAACTAAGTTTTGAGCAGATTTGGGATCAACAAAACCATTTTCAATTTTAGCCTCTAATTCTTTTCTTTTGTCTTCCAACTCAGACAGTTTTAAATCAATAGCCAACTCTTTTGATTTAATATATTTCATCATCAAAGTATCATCGTTAATAAGTTCTTTCCTGAATGATTGCCAAGTATAACTTGTAATTATATTAAAAACTTCTCTGATAGTTTTACCATCTGCAATAAGTTCTAATATTTGATCGGCTAGTTTTTCTGTGAGTTTTCTTTTTCTTGGCATAGTTTATAATAATTCTAAGTTATTAAACGACCTGGCAAGAGCTTAGAAAGAAAGGAAAGGAAAGAGTCCTACCAGGTCTAGTTAATTAACTTTATAGGCAAAACAACTAAAAGAGGGAGTTTCTACCTGTTGTAATTATATCACTATATCTAGTATGATTACAAGTCAAAAGGTTTCCTAATTGTGTTAAATGTTCGCTTATCAAGTGTTATAGGATTTCTTTTTAATTTTCCTTCAAATATCAATTTATCAACTATCCTCTGACAAGTATAAGATCCAAACTTGGCATTATCAATAATCCAAAACATTTGCGACCAGCTCAACATCCCTGATTGAAAATCAGATTCTAGGTTCTTTATAATTTGTATCTTGTCCCCCATGCTGTAATCATTCGAATAAGATAACTGTAATGGCTCACCATTATAATAATATTTATCTTCCATTATTTAACCTTTTTAAAACCTTTGAAACCTTTGGTTTTTGTATTGTTATACATATTGTTGTTATATATAGTATTGTCTTTCTTAATATTAAGTAAATTATACTCAATCTCTTGAGTATTTTTTACTCTATCATCTAAGTAAATTTTAGGTAGTCTTAGCTCATATTTATTGGCAGAGGCTCTCCTGTGGATAATTAAATATCCTTCTTTAATTAGTTCATTTTTTGCCTTTTGTAATGTGGATAAACAAATATCCAATTTTGTTAATAATGTGGCATTTCTTAAAGTTCTAAATTTAGGAGATAAATACCTTAAATAAATAAATAATGCTTTAGCCTCCTTGCTAAGCCTCTGATCTATTATTAATTGATTTGGTACTTGGGTAAATCCTTTTGTAGTCATATTTCAATCCTTTCCTGGTTGCTTGTTTATTACTTAATCATTTTTTAATCAATAAGAACAAAACAGGAACAATATTTTATTTACAATCTTGAAGTTTATGTATTGCATAATAGTACAAAAGTTGTATAAGTTTAGTATGTTTAACAAATCAAGAAAGGAAACCAAAAACATGAAAAAACTAACACCAGCTGCACAAGTAGCAAAACTTTTAAAAACAAAAGCAAAGTTTTTAGGATTAGAAGTAAAAGCAAGTTCAAAAAATTTTAGTGGTGGCGACTCAGTTAGCATTAAAGTTTTAAAAGGTTCTGATAAATCTTTTAATGAATTAAAAGAATATTCAAGCCAATTTGAACAAGGTCATTTTAATGGAATGAGTGATATTTATGAATATTCAAATTCAAGAGATGATATTCCACAGACTAAATATCTTTTTATTAATGATGACAGAGCAGTTCAAATTTTAGAATATTACGATGAAAATATATTTAGAACTGAAAAAAAATGGATGTGGTTTGATAACGAACTAAGATCGTATGAATGGATTAAGCAAATTAAAGATGAATTCGGACATAATTGGCAAAAAGGTTTAGCAGATATTATGGAAGGTAAAGTAGAAAAATACAAAGTTTTAACTGCATAGATCGAAACACCCTCATTCTTGGGGGTGTCTTAGGGTTACTCCCTAACTGATGAGATCAGAAACTAAAAGAAAGGAAGTTATGGACACTAAAATAAAAAAAAGAATGCTAAGCAATTTGAAATGTTTATTTTCTGAAATGGATAATGTTGAGCATGACAAAGGTTTTCAAGAATATCATGCTAATAAATTTTATGATGAATTTATCAAAAAATTTTGTGATGTTTCAAATCATATTGAAAACCTTATTGAAGAACTTGAAGAAGAATTACAGGAAGAAAATAAACCTATTATATCTAAAGATATTGAAGTAAATTTAGATAGATTGGAAAAGTTAGGCATAATTAAACAAGGGGGACAAAGTGAAAAATAAAGACTTTGAATCAGTAACCAACATATTAGAGGATAAAAACCCTAATAATAAGTTTTACGATTTCCAAGATTTCGGAGAATGTCAGGCAAAAATTGATAATGACATTATTCCAAAAGTTGAGATTGTAGAGCTGCCTAAAAGATACTTTAAAAGACTAATTAAGTTTATAAAGGCTAAGTAATGCTTTTTATATTAATTACCTTTGTAATAGCCTTATATTGCGTTTATGGGGGTATTTTTTTGGTTAATAAGATAATAAATAAACTTAGAGAAAGGAAACAATGACAAATAAAACAATAATAAAACAAGTTAAGAATGACAAAGGAGTTGTTTTTAATGCTGAGATATACAAAGATAAAAAAGAGAATGATTGGTTTATTACCTTTTATGACTCAAGATATAAAAGAGGTTTTGGAAAACTTGGTCAAGGAGTTTCAACCTACTATTTAGGAACTATCTTAAATAAAAAAGGTTATTTTGGCAGCTCTAATAAGGACTCCGGTTTAAATCTTTATGGTGGATCTGATGATTGGTATATTGATTATAAACCTTATCAAAAATTAATTAAATTTTTAGAAAAGAAAGGCTTAGTTAATGATAAGAAATAATTTTGGTTATCCATATATATTTGATTATACAAGGAGACAGGATAAGAGAAGGCTAGACAATCTTAAATATATGATTAAGAATTGTCCCAATGATTTCAAAAAAATCTGGGAAAGAAAAAGGAAAGAACTACTTAAAAATATCCATGAAAGAAATAGAAAAACCCTCAATTAGTATTGAGCAATTAAAGTTAATTACTTTTAAAAACATTATTGAAGGCTCTAGGTCTATCAATGGGGTTACTTGGAATAAAATTAAAAGATTAAAAGGAAGGAATAAAAAATCATGCTTAGAAATCCTAAAAAGTTAAAAAAATATCAATACTTGTATTTAAAAGAAAAATTAATT